AAATCCAGCCCCTGTCTCTATAGAATCTAAATCAACACCACTAACCTTATTAAAGATTCTATCAGATGTTGCGACTACTTCTTTTTCAATAGCTAAGTATGACTTTTTAGCATCGTCAAATAAACCTTTATAATAATCTCCGTATTGAGTGCCACTAGTTCTTAGATAAGCCTTTTCAAGTCCTTCCATTTTATCAAAAGCTGTCACTAGATTTTTAATAGAAGTTTCGTATTTTCTATCTGCTAATATACCCTCACCAGTAAAACCTTTTGAATTTTTATCCACTTGGTCTTGATATTTTTTTGCTGCATCCTCTGCATTTACCCAAGCATCTGCTATTAAGTATATTGCTGTTGCTATGGCTACATATGGTAATGCTTTAGTTGCTAATGTAAGTGCTTTAGTAGATACAGTTGTTAATAAAATAGCTCTATTTACTGCACCATAAGAACCGCCCATTAGTATATTAGCTGATGTTGCTAGTGCCGATGCAGTTGTATATCCTTTAACTGCTATAGTCATAGATGCTATGGTTATAGCTGCTACTTTTATTTGTTTTGTGGTTTCTTCGATATTTTCTGGAGTCATCTCATCCATAGATTTAGATATATCACTGATACTTTCAGCTATATATCTACTTGCCCCTGTTATTTCATCCAATGAGCCTACTATCTTTAATGACGAGTTTTTAAATTTAGTTTGTGATTGATCTACTGTTAAGTTTACTTTTTTAAACTCTGTCTCTACTGATTCACTTTGTGATTTTAAAGCATCTATAATTATTTGAGTTGATAGCTTCCCATCTTCTGCATGTTTTTTAAATGCTTTACTTGAAAGATTAGTACCCTCTAATAGTGCTTGATAGAGTCTTGGCGCTTGTTCACGGATTGAAGCGAGCTCTTGTCCTACTGCTTGAAAATCTGCACTAAAAGCCTGTCCTAGCTGGATAATAGCAGCATTCATCGACTGAGCGGTACCACCACTAATAACCATAGCTTTGTTGATTGTCTCAGTTAATCCGATAATCTCTGTTTGTGATGTTGCGTAATCTCTTGTGCTTCTAGTAATACGCTCAAATAAATCAACCGTACCTGAGAAACCAACTCTTGCTTCTTGCGATATATCAAAAAGTTCTTTTTGTGCTTTTGTTAATTCTTCTGTAGACTTAGTTGCTAATTTTAATCTTGTATCTATAAGCGTCATAGTATCGGCTTGTTTGACTAAATTACCAACTAAATCTATAGCGTTTAAACCTATATATGCAGCGGTTATTGTCTTAATCGCTGTTGTCATAATTCTAGCAGATTTGTGTACTGTGGTCTCTGCTCGTTTAAAACCTTTTGTTAATTGAGAAGTATCTGATTTGATATTAACAACGATATCTCCGAGTGTCATAGCCATCTTAAATCTCCTATTGTTTTTTAGCAAAAGGCATAAACATTGCCTTGATTTTATCTTGTAAGTCTTTTTGACTTAACTCTTTTTTCTCTATTTTTCTAATCATATAATCGCTATGTTTTAGTTTTGACTTTCCAAAACCTGCAACCATAGTACATATTGTTGCTAACTGAATTTCTAATCTATCAGCCATAAAAGGTTCTTCATTGTAGTAATCATACCACTCATAAAGCTCTCTAATACTCATAGTGTTTTCAAGCTCTGTAACAGTTCTATAATTTAACTGCTGAACCAATTTAAAGAGGAATTTTCGCTCCTCCTTTACTTTTTTTCTTCAGTTACCTCATCTTCTTTAACTTGTTTTTTTGCTAACTCTACTATTTTTGCATGATAATGTTTTTTTTCTTTTGCTGTCATGCCTATAGTTGGTATTTTTGTAAAGATTTCATTCATTATTGCTTTTCCAATACCACCAATAGTTTCAAATTCTTTCGGTGTAAAAAATGATGGCTCTACCATTACAGACTTACAAGCATATACCACACACTTTTCAAATCCATCTTCACTTTTTAATATTTCATTGTACTCTTTGTTTTCGGTGATATTCATTTCTTTTAATAGAAATTCTTTATCTTTAAAGTTTGTGTTTTTTAAACAATCTAACTTTACTGATTCAGTTCTTACAGTTGATAGACTTAGTAAATCTTTTTTTGTCATATTCATAGTTTTTCCTTATAGTTTTTGTTTATAGTTTTTGTTTATAGTTTTTGTCGAGGGTGGGAACTATTAAAAACCCACCTTGATATTATGTAGCTAGTGTCATCACTGGTAAGCTAGATATTTCAACTGTTGAGTTATAAAGAACCGCTGCATCTTTAGCAAGTGGGATAGTAACTCCTGATGGGAATATTTCATATATTATATATGTTGGATTACCAGTTGTTGGAGTAATTTGATCGTCAAGTTCGATAATAAGCTGTCGTCTTTCCTTATCATCCCAAGCTGCGATTAAATCTTGTTGACCTGCTGCATCTGCCGCATTAAATAGTGTTGATAATTCTTGATTTCCAAGACTTACCGAACCTGCTGATTTGCTAACTTCATCAGAACTAATACAGCTATACTCTTGTACTGCTCTTGTCATTGATATATCTCCAATTGCCTGGAGACATCCTATCTGTTTACCGCCACTTATTGCTGTTGCAATTGCTGCTGCATCTGATACATCTACACCTACTGCTACTAAATAGAGTTTTGTACCTTGTACATCTGTTTTTGGTAATGCCATGATTTTATCCTTTTAATTTAAAATCTATTAACTGTCTATAAAGTTTTGTATCTGGTTCGTAGTCATCCATGTTGCTTATGCTATTTGATGATTTAAAACCTATTAACGCACTTAGTACAGCTTCTTTTATCGCCTTGACTTCTGAATATTTTGTACTCCATACATCAAGTTGAAACCTAGTATCGTTTTGATACACTTCACCACCCATACATTGATTACTATTGTCATTTACGACTTGATAAGTAATATAAGGGTTAATGACATTTTGAGGTGCCATAAGTGGATATATTCTCGTGCCAACTAAAGCACTAACTCCACTATCGTTTTTTAAATGAGCTACTAAATCAGATTCAATACTCATCTTTTAGCCTTTGCTACTTCTTTTGGAAGTCTAACTTTTATGTATTCTTTTTCAGCTTGTAGAACTTCATCTACTTTGTTTTCTGCTGCTGGTCTTAAAAATGGATGTGCAATCATCTTTGAAGTACCTAGCTCTACAAACCGACCATAAAAAGGATCAAATTTTCCACCCTTTCTAGGGCTTACGGAAAAAACAACTTCACCTTTTTTTGATTTTCGCTTAACTGAACCGATACTTTTTTTTACACCGCCAAATCTAACTGGAACTAATCTTTTAGCTTCATCCGATACAACTTTAGCCCCTGCTCTTGTAGCTCCCACCATCACATTTTTTTGAATGTTAATAGGCAATTTCCCAAGTGCTTTTAAAAGCTGTTTTGCGTTGATTTCAGATGTTATGCCATTAGCCATTGTTATCTTCCCATGCTAAAGTTTCAATCACTTTAAAACGCTCACTAATATTTCTCGGATTCATAAAATTAAAATGTCTATCATTCCAAACTAAACGCATTGAAGCATTTACTCCTGGTATGTATCTAAATCTAATCTTATGAGTAGTCTTTGAAAAATCAGTATTTGATAAAAAAGATTCTTTTCCGCTTATAGGTGTAATCGAACACCAAACATCTTTGAACTTTTCATACTCACCCTCTTCAATTTCACCATACTCATTAGTAGTTGTTCCTACTTTTTGAATAACAGCTTTATTTCTTAGGATTCCAGCTCTCATATCGTTTTTACCTTATACATATCAAGCATTTTCAAAGCCATAGGGTTAGCTAGTTTATCAACTGAAACACCTAAAACATAAAGCTCTCTATTTTCGTAAAGAGTTGATACGAGAATTTTAATATAAGAAACTATTGAAGATGGAACATTCTCATAACCAGCTTTAAAAGTTATCTTAATAGCTCTCTTATCGCTTTTATACGATGGTGTGCTTTCAATATAAATCTTCGCAGCTCCATACTCAAAATAAAGGTAATAGTCGTCTGTACTCAAAGTTTGATAAACTCCATCTTCATCAAGATACTCAATACTTGATATCTCGGTTACTGTACTTTTTGGAATTGTTAAACCAGAGTATAAACAATCTGTAATTAGTTCCCACGTAGCGATTTCAAACTGTCTATTAGTATAGTTTTCTGCGTATTCTCTCGCACTTGCTATCATTGATTCGATTAAAGTATCTTCATCATCTTCTAGTATGTGCATAAAAGTTTTAGCATCTTCTAAACTTAATGGTTCGCTATCTGGTGCTACTGTTTGAACTAAATTCATTTTTTACTCTTTTAGCTGATTGTTAGAATCTTTAAAGACTCTTTTGCATCGGATACGTTTGTATAGTTGACATTAAAAGCTTCACAAAGAATTTTTAAATCATCTGATTTTAAATCATCAACGATGTTTTTATCGTCTTTGTATAATTCAATCAAATCATTTTTATATGTTTCTTCGTCTAATGGCTCATTATCCAAATCTTCAACATACTCTTTGATATTAATCCCAGCAGATTTTAAAACTTCAATTCTATCTTCATCTAAATCAAGAACCTCACCAGCTTTAACATTTCTTTCAAGACCTTTATCAAAGTATGGGTTTAAAATTACAACATTCATAGTTTTTCCTTTATAAAAGATATAGCTTAAGCGCTATATCTTAAATGGCCACGAGCTACTGTTGCAGCACCAAGTTTTCCAGCTTCATCGATTGTAACTTTTACAGCATAATGATTAAAATCATTGTTTGTATCAAAATCATCACTTTTAACACCGACTGAAACCGTTACCGCTCCACTAGCTACTGATGTTCCACTTACTGCTGTAGCTAATGCTTTTGTGCCAGTACCGCTTGAATCAGTAGCTTGTAAAAGTTCTACTGTTGCGATTTTACCAGTTGTAAGTGCTGCTGTTGTAAGCGTTGCAAGAATTTGATCCGCTCCACTCATCGGTAAATAATCACCTGTGACATCGGCAGTACCAATATCTTGAGGTATTACACCTGCTACAACTTCTAATTCTTCATTCATTAATTTCATTTTTTTATCCCTCCATTAAGATGGCTACTATTCCAGTGCCACCAGTAATCTCAATCGTACCTTTTAAATACTCTCTAATAGAGTCGGTATTTATTGATACAACTTCATCCGCTCCAATTGAGCCTACTTCAAATCCACCAGATACATCAATAGCACCTATTCCATCTATACCTACACTAGTTGAACCGTCTCCATCAATCAAAGGAGT